CTCGTTCACATTCTTCCTTCTCGCGCTTAATTCTGGACTTCTCCATTTGTTCCCATTCCTGGGCGCAAATCATCTCAGAGAAGTGAGGGAGGGTCGTCGTCGTGGTCGCCGTTGTTGTCGTCGTCGCAGCGCTACTCTTGTTTGGCAGCAAAATCCAATACCAAGGGTCGTCATAAACAACCCGGGCCTGCGCATTCGGGTCATTAACCTTCTTGGCAAGATTGACAGCCGCGGGGTTTGTGGTATTCCATGACTTGAAATGCACAAATGCCATATAGGCATTACCCTCACGCTTCACACATTGGATATTACTGACAACACCAAGGTCCAATGCCTCAAACGTTTCTTGGATAAACCGCTGCGGGATATTTCCATAAACGCGAGGAATATAGACCGAGGTCAGAACAGAGTCATCGCTGGTGGTCTTGGTCTCGTTCGCAGTTGCGTAGTTCATGTTCGAGGACATTGTATTGAATGTTCAGATACATTTTGGTTTTACTGAAAAAAGCATTTCAATTTTTTTTGGTTTATATTAAAAATTGAAATATCATGTAAAAATAATATTTTTGATTTTTTATTTTTATATTTATATTTATATTTATAAAATTAAAGTGAAAATAATTTTGAAGAATCAATATATTTAAAAAAAATAGCTCCTGTTTGACATTTTTTTGAAAAATTAATAAAAAATTTTATTTTTTCCTCTATACACTCGTCTTGATTATTATCTAATGTTTTTTGTAAAGCTTGTACTTCTTGTAAATGAGTATAATATTTCACAATTTCATTATACAAAATATATTGTAAAAAAATTCTAATATCTTTTGTTGTTAATTCTTTGATGGGTTCATTATGAGAACATAACCCATAATAAGGTTGATGTACATGCCCTAACTCCATATTCAAATTATTTTTTTTATTAAAATACCATTTATTTTGATACGCACTATATTTAAATTCGGGGAAAAATACATCATTCATATTTGAAATAAATATATACATATGTTCTTGGTTATTTTCATCGAAACTAGTATTATCCGGTAATGTTTTATATAAAATATTAAAAAAATATTCACTCTTATTTGTATTTACTAAGATATTATCTAAATTTTTATTATTTTCGAGTAATGTATTATATACTTCTTTTTCAGTTAACATGATACGTTTATATAATATAATAAATTTCACTTTATATTTGTTTCAATGATTTATAAAATTCATGTACCTTTTTATTAATTTTAATTTTAGCAGGATTAAATGAAGTTAAATACAAACCATTAATATCTTTTACTCTTGAAAGAGCTACATACGATTGGCCACACTCAAAAATACCATTTCCTATATCAATTTCGGCTAATTCTAATGTAGAGCCTTGTGATTTGTGAATTGTGATTGCCCAAGCAAGAATAAGTGGTATTTGTTTAATTCCATATCCCTTTTTAAGTTCTAAATTATCTTCAAGTTCCCATACATAATGCGATATAGGTTTTGTAATTCCTGATTTAAATTTAACAACCGGCATTCCAGTTTCTGTAAAATCAACTACGACTCCTCTACTTCCATTCACAATTGGCATAGAACCTTCCATATCTACATTAATGATTGACATGACTTGAGCGCCTTTTTTAAGTACAAGTTTTTTTTCAGCTATAATGTTGTTTTGTAAAATTTCTAATTCATTCAATAATTGTTCTTTTGGTATATGAATACGTTTATCATCCGGAACAGTTTTAACAATTTCCATTTCAAATACTCTTTCAGATTCATGGTCTGTTTCACTTAATAATTTCATTTCAGTTTCATTAATTCGATTAACGTCATTTCTTCTGGGCAGAATTTTAGTCGGTTTAATTGTATCATCTTCACATGGAATACATCTTGACATAAGTAAATTATAAGCCTTTTTATTTAATGTACCTTCTCTAATTTGATTCAAAACTTCTGAATATGATTGGTCGGTTTGTCTAAAGATTTGAGTCAATTGTATTTGTCTATGGAATAAGGTGTTCCATATTGGATTTTCAAAACAAAATTGTGTTGTTTCTGGTTCACTTGCTGTTCCAACCGGGGGTAATTGGTAAAAATCTCCTGAAAATAATATTTGAATTCCTCCAAATGGAAGCATGGATTTTCTAATTTTTTTTCCAATTCCATCTAAAATACTTAATAATTTATTTGACAACATACTTACTTCATCTATAATTAATATATCGATACTTAACCAATTCTTTCGCTTCCATTTATTATGTACAACCTTATGAATTGTATCATTGATATCTCCATTTGCTAAACCAATTCCAGCCCAAGAATGTAAGGTTTTGGCATTACATTTTAATAATACAGCAGCACATCCAGTTAAAGCACATACTTGAATTTTTTTAGAATCTCTTTGATTGTACCAATTATAAATTTCTTGTATTAAAAAGGTTTTTCCTGAACCACCTGGTCCTGTCATAAAAACATTTTGACCTAATTGAATGGACTCAAATACTTCCCGTTGAGCATGAGATAAATTGTGGTTTTCCATAAATGTGATAAGAAATGTCTTGATATATTTAATGACTAATTATATTTAATAATGTTTTCAATTTTAAATATAATTCAATGTTCTTATTGAGTAATTAATTAGAATAATAACATTCCATAGTAAGAGCCATAGACCAATCCATATTATTTAAATCAATAATACGTCCAAACTCATCTACAAGCTTAATTTCCAATCGTTCTATATCAACAGGTCCAAAATAATTTCGCTGTCTGTTAATTTGAATAGAACTACCATCATCTTGTCCAGATTGATAGACTCCATTTGTTTGCTGAATCGATGTAAGATTTATACGAGCTATAATATCTCTCTGTAAAACAGATGAAGAGAATGCGGATACAAAATAATCACTTACTGAATTATTATAATCATTTATACAAAGAAACGCGTAACGAGGACCTTTCATATAACAAATGCCTTCAGATGTAATAGAATCTCCTTCATATACTGAGACTCTAAACCCTAAAAACCATCCTAAACGAAGTTGAAGATTTGTTCCTACATCTTGATTACCGTCTTCATTTACACCAAAAGTAATTCTAAATGGTTCTGCTGCTACATCGGAATCTATTTTCCAAGCAAAACCACTTCGTCCACTCGTACGTTCTACATTATAAACAATGTTTTTAATTTTTTCTAAATCTCCATCAGGGTCTATTTTCGTTCCATTCACTGATAAAGCATGCATATACGTATTAACCGTTGACGCTAAATCAGTAGCAAGTGTAGCATCTTCCCAAAAAGGTTCATAATTTCCATCTGGTATTTTGACGACTCCTGTACAATTATATCTATCTGCTTCTTCTGTCGCATTTGGATTAAAATCCCAATCTATTTTGAAATAAGAATTTCCTTGATATTGAGCAATGACATAATATGTAATAGGAATTTCAACTGATGCTAAACGCATTGAAAGTACATTTGTTATTTTCAATGGAAGTGTAAGTGAAAAATTAGTAGCTGAAGTAGTATAATAATTCGACCTAAAACGAGTATCGACATTAACAGTGCGTTTTATAGTAGATATATTAATTGGATTTACAAAACCAGGAGGGTGATTTGGACTATCAATTAATTTTCCTTCCCATGCCTTCGCATTCAGTCCTTCTGTATCAAATGAACTTTTTATAATATAAGTAGAACCAGTAGATTTATATAAATTATTTTTTAAATCTAAAAAATTTTGTGGTTTTTTAACAATAGGACCGTGTTGTATTGCTTCAATGATTTTATCTGCAGCACTATCTAAAAATCCACATATGTCGCTTTTTTTATTAAGAGTTAAATCATATTGAACATTTACTTTATCTTTTAATTTTATTTTATTATTAATAACCTCTTCCGTTTCATATGGTTTCGATAGTGAAAACATACTAAGTAATTCATCTAAAGAATAATTTTGAACATCTAAATCAAAGGAACTCATTGTATATATATTTTTATGAATTATTTTAATTACTTATTATTTAATATTTATTTTATAGTTATATTCATTTATTATTAATAAATAATTCATAATGTGTAATTTGATTTGTGTTGTGTGATGTGTGATTTGTAATTAACATTTACAACAATCGCCTGATTGTGATAACATACCAAATGTTTGTTTTTTATTTCCTTGTTCTGGTTTTGGAGCAACCGTACATTGGTTTCTTACTAAATTACTTTTACGACGATTTAAATATCGGTCATATGAATTATGTTTAACATCTACACCTTTTCCACCAGGTGAACATGACCCCGGTCTTTCTCTGGTAATAGATGATTTTGTTGAATTACCTTTTGTGGGGACAATTTTATATTGAATTGCTGGACGATTTCTATCACTTGCTTGATTCCAATTTACATTTGAGAAAGAAGGAAGAGGTAAATTACTTGGAGTATTTACATTTGCGGATGATTTTGCCATAGTAAATAATGAACTATAAACACTTACTTGTTTCCATATTCTTTTTTGCGTAATTTCATAATTACAACTTGTAGTACATCCAGTACAAGTTCTTTTCTGATAAACTTTCGGAATTGGGCCACCACTACACGAGCATGACATGTTTTATAATAATATTAAATATTATAAATTGAACAAAATTGAATAAATAAAATAATAAGAAATTATCATTATCTTAAATTAAATCATGCCTGATAAGATAAGTGGTCATTATGAATGCGGATTTTGTAATAAAACTTATAAAATTAAAAAAGCATATGAAAAACACTTCTTACTTTGTAGTGTCATAAACAAAAGTGTATCAGAGAGAAAATCGGAAAATGAATCGTCTGAAAATATTCCTAGTTTAAGAGAAATGTATAATATAATACAAATACTTATTATGAAAAACGATAAATTAGAACGACAAGTTGAAAAAATGTCCTCTTGGATACATAATAATAAAAAAAAGATAAATGTAATAGACTGGTTAAATGAAAACATGATTCCATCTATCGATTATAATAATTGGGTAGATAGTATAGAAATTAATCAAGATGATATGGATTGTGTGACAAATCATAATTTTATTGAAGGAATAAACCAAATTATAAAGCGAATATTATGTATAGATATTAACATACAAACACATCCAGAAAATATAAATCTCCCTATAAAAGCATTTGAGCAAAAAGATGGGTTATTTGTCTTTAATGAAAAACAATGGAGTATAATAACTGTAGAACAATTTGATATGATGTTTAATAAAATAACAAGGGGTTTGATTGGTCAATTGAAAATATGGCAAGATATTAATAAAAAAAGATTGTTTGATACTGGTTTTACCGAAAAGTATATTGAAAATGTGAAAAAAATAACTGGAGGAGATTTAACACGAGAACAACAATATTATAAAATAAAGCAACTATTTTATAATAATCTTAAAATAAATATTAAAAATATCATTCAATACGAGTTTGTCTTTTGATTTTAATTTAATTAGTATAATGTATATTCAGTAAAATGAGTATTGTAAACATCGATATAAATACATTTAAACAAAACTTTGATGTTTCCAAAGAAATTAGATATAAATATGGAGAGATAAATACACCTTTTTTTTTAATTGAAAAAATATTGGATTTAATCGATGAACATGAATTTACAATGCCTCATAAAAAATGGCTTGATATTGGAACTGGGTGTGGATATTTTTCAATTGTATTATATACAAAACTTTTTAAGGGTCTTGTTGGTAAAATCAAAGATCCTGGTGAACGCTCACGACATATTATTGAAAATATGATTTATATGACAGAAATAAGAGAAGAAAATTGGAAGATTTTGGAAGATGTATTTGGAGAAAATTGTAATTTATTTAAGGGTGATTTTCTCTCATTGAATATAAATGAAGTCTTTGATTTTGTCATAGGAAATCCTCCATATAATAATAATGGTTTGAAAAAGGTACCCTCTAATACATTATCTAATAAAAAAGAAGACGGAACGACTGTATGGATACCATTTATAAAAAAATCTGTTGATTTATTGAAAGAGAATGGAGTGATGACAGTCATTATTCCTTCAATATGGCTTAAAAAGGATAAAGCAAAAATGAATGAATTTATGATGAATTATTGTATTGAATATTTGAATTGTATGACAAATACAGAAACAAATCGGGTTTTCAACAACTATGCCCAAACACCTACTTGTTATTTTAAATTAACTAAATCTAAAAATCCTGGATATATGATTGTTTTTGATAAAGATTTGGAGGAATATTTAAAATGGGATATGAGAGAAAATAACGGAGAAATTATTACAAAAAATAATACTAAACATTTTTTAAACAATAAACCTATCCCTTTATATGGATATAGTGTAATTCAAAAACTAATATGTAAATTAAATCATGAAACAAAATTATCAGTGATTAAAACAAATTTACCGTCTAAATTGAGTAAGTTTTCAAAGGTTAAAACAGATATTTTTATGTATCCTTGTATAAATACGTGTAAACTTGATGGATTGAAACCTATGTTGGATATAGAGTATTCAAATATGAAAGAGGCATATTATGGAATTCCTAAACTTATTATGGCTCATAAAATGTATGGATTTCCATATTTGGACGCTGAAGGAGAATATGGTATATCAAATCGAGATAATTATGTGATAATTGGAAAAACAGTGGAAGAATTAAAACGATTAAAGGCCTTTTTTTCAACAAAAGTAGCGCTTTATTTGTTTGAGTCAACACGATATAGAATGAAATATTTGGAAAAATATATTTTTGAATTAATTCCTGATATAACTAAATTAACTGATTTTCCTGAAATTATAAATGATGATACAATTGCTTCTTATTTTAAATTAACTAATAAAGATAGAGAAAATGTGAATCGTTTACATAAAAAAAAATATGAATGGTTTATGGATTCATGACTTTTCAACAATTACAATCATAATGTTTTCCACCATAAGATGGTTGAATATTTTTTAGTGTATTATTATGGCGCATTATAAACATTTTTTGTTGATTTTGTATAATTTGTCGTTGAACCGCATTATTATAATGAGAAATATTATTGATTTTTTCGCCTTTCATGCGTTCTAAATCAATAAGAATATTTCTATGATTCATATTATATAATTTGAAGATTATAATATGAAGTATTCAAAAATTGTTTGAGATTAATTTAATTATTTTTTATTAGGTTTAAGTTTATGCCATTACTAATTTGATAGCATAGCTTCTATCGGGAACCGCATCATCACGGCCAACAATAAGATGTTGGTCAGCATGAGCTTTGTATGTAACTTTGAAGCTAATTGAATCACCAGAGACAAATGGTAATTTATAGTTGCCGTTCTCTTCACTTACCGCGTCTAATGTTTGAAATCTATTTGGTTGAAGATTAACTAATTGTCTAAATAATACACGGCAATAATTATCGTCACTAGTATCTCCATTTGTTTTATTATTAGCAGCATTGATTTTATTTTTAATACCTGTATCCTGGTTATTACTCCAGGCGGCCTCTCCTTTCTCTTCTAAATTTAGAAGCATATCAGCCTCGTTATCAAATAGATCCACACCACGATGAGTATTGAATAAATAATTAGCAATGTGTCTAATAAAATCATGTTTAATGTCATTTGATACCGCATTCTCATCAATTCTAAAAGTCGCGTCGACAGCAGAGTTAGAAACATTAATATCAGCGCCTTGCCAATCACAGTAATAGATAACATCTTCCGCATCTACATCAGTAAAATCAGTAGAATCGGAATGGAAAGTAAATGTAGATTTCATATTATCAAGAGTTACTGAAACTGTTGCGTAAGAATCAGCAGTTAAACTAGGGGGAGCTGTACCCGCGAACGCACCTAGCGTAGACATTTGAATTTCGGTCGCAAGACCGTTTAAAACAAGATTAACAGGACTAATAGAACTCATCTTTATACATATAGCAAAGAAAAAAATTTTTTACAGAAATAATTTAAACAATTTTTATTCAATTTTGATAAATGTTTATAATATTTAAAAAATATGTTCTTTAAATGGTTTTGCTAAATATTTATTTAAAAGAATTTAAAGAAACTTCACAATTTTCCTAAATTATGCCAATGGCGTCATTGGTAAATTATTTTCTAATTTATAAAGAATATCTCCCATTTTATCAGATTCAAAAATACCACTCTCAGGGAATCCATATAAAGAAACATAAGCAGCATATTGAGGTTTAAGTGTACCTTTAATAATCGTAATCGGTTCAGCCTCTAATAAGAAGAATCGTCTTGATAATTTATCAATATAATCTTTAAGTTTTTCAGGGTCATCTAAAATTGATTTATATTCATTACATTTCTCTAATTTACTAGCAGTATCTATTAAATTTAAATATTGAAAAATACATTGCTTTAGACCATCGAGTGTTTTGTTCATTAAAATTCTCATAATTTCATAATACAAGAATTCCGGCTTTGAATTGTTTCTGATGGTAATGGATAATCTATCATAATTTTGGTCTAATTCATTTTTAACTGCTACAAAATCACCTTTTGAAAAGTTTTGTAATAAAGTATTTAAGTTAGAACCTATATTTGTGTATAATGTTTTTAGTAAAGCCTCTGTATTCAAACATTTTGATTCTCCTACTGGGTCTAACTTTCCATACATAGATGATACAGAACGTGGTGCTTTTCCGGAGATACTTTTTCCTTTTGCTATCATTAAATTATATATATAAAGTAATATATGTATTATGAATGAATAGTTTATTGTATTAGTATTAGTATTAGTATTAGTATAATTGTGTTAGTTGTAGAGTAAAGGTATAATTATTATTATTAAGATCGACTACATTTCCAAAACGGTCTAATAATTTAATTCTCATTCTTTTTATATTAACTGGACCAAAATACTCCCTTGTTTTATTAATTTTATCATCTTGTACTAGTAATGTATTTGAACCACTTCCAATTGGTATTTTTGCTAAAATATTATTACTTACAACAAAATTATCACTATTTGATATGACAGTTCTTTTATAATTATTATTAAAATCATCAATACTTAAAAAGAGGTAAGTATTAACCAAGCCTCCATATATACCTTCACTATTTAGAAAGCCCTTATATATAACAACATAATTTGTTGTATAAGCATCAAAAAAGGTATCATTAATTGTCATTGTATAACTTGGTTTTCTAAATCCAAACATCCAGCCTGCTGTATCAAACATGATTTTTTCAGGAACAATAGAACTTGTATTATATGCCTTTTTCTTAACATTTGTAACATATTGTTGACATAATGTAGTGTTTATATAATTCGTATTATAAACAACATCATTAATTGCTGGGTCATTTTTTTTATTTAATAATTCATTATACAAAGATAATTGTGTTTCATTTAAAAAATTAAATTCGACCGCCATATCAGGTGAATAACAGATATTATCATTTCCATTTAATTTGAGTGGTTCATACGGCGAAGTTCCAAATAAAAGTTCTTCGTCTGAATTTGTGTAATCATATCCTTGTGTAATAATTCTGAATGTTGTTTTTCCAGTAATATTATCAACACTCATTCTTAAATAATATATAGGATTTTGGTATTCATCTCCTATTAATGGATTGTGTTGGGCATAATATTTAAATAAATTATTCATTGTAACTTCTATTTCCTCTGATGTGTAATTTCCATCAGGAATTGTAATATTATAGGATACATCGTACACATTTCCATCATAATTAAAGTTTTTAAATACAATATTAATAAAATTTGAATTTCTACTCTCTGAAAATGAATACCAAATATTGGGCATTTCAATGGAAGATAGTGACATACTAATTACATTATTAATTGGTTCCGCAAATTCTTGAATATAATTACTAGGATTTGTTGTTAAATAATCATTCCTTAAAAAGGTGTCGATATTGACTATACTTGTTATATATCTTCTTCTTATTGGATTTAAAATTTTATCTTTTTCAGCCTGTATTGGGTCATGTACCTGTAAAAATTCTCTGTCTCTATCAAGGCTTGAATCCATAACATTTGAAACAACATTATCCGAATATGAAGAACCTACTACAATTGCTTGACTATTATTAGAATTGTTTGTATTTACATTTACATTATTTGGATTTATGTTGGTGTTTTTGTTTTCATCGTGTTCACGTTTACGACTATCATTATTATTTTCGCGTTCATCGTCTCTATCATTGTTTTCATCATCGTCATCTTCGTCACCATCATCGTCGCCATCCTCATCCTCATCATCCTCATTATTTATCTGAAGTTTGTTATATTTGGTTTCATCGTGTTTAAAATTATTATTTGAAAAATCATCTATTAATATATCTCTCGCATTTTCAATAAATGAAATCAAATCTTTATCATAATTAAACGATTTTTTCAATCGATTTATTGCTTCTTCTGCGGAATAATAAATTTCATTTATTGACGGATGTTCTCCTAAATTCAATACTTGTAATAATTCGTCATTTGTATAATTATTAATATCATATGAATCGTGTGAATCATTTGGATATTCCATTATAAATATAAGTAATACTCTTTTAAATTTTAATATTTATTATACTCTATTTTTTTTAAAAATTGAAAATTAAAAATCCCTTTATTAAATTAAATAAAACAAATTCATATGATATATACTATATGCTCAACTAGATTTACAAATGATACATGGGAAGAAAATGTTAAATGGAGAAATACACATAACCACAAAGGATGTATTTACAATTCTCCAATGAGAATAAAAGAAACTGTACCACATATGATTGTTGTTTTTGTAGTAGAAATGAATAATGATTTAAATCAAATTATGGGGATTGGTATGGTTAAAAATTATGTTCACGCTGATAAGTATTATAAAATATATAAAGACTGTAACTATAATAGATATACATATAAAAGCTCATTTAGAATTGATAAAAGTAAATTTAAAAAAAATGATATAATTTATATTGAAATACTGGAAAAGTTAATATTCAAAGGAAGTTACCATATAAAAAGATGTCAAGGAATTACACAATTACCTGCCTGGATTTTAAATAATAGTCATATTGATTTTATAGAGATTTTTAAAAATATGTTTATTAGAGAATACAAAGATACATTTTATAGCATAAATAATACAACTAATACAACTACTCTACAATCGTAATATTACTATTAGATGTATTATTTAATTATGATTTGCTTAAAATTAAGCACTTAAAAAAAAGCACTATATTTGTTTTAATTGTGGCTGATTATATTTTTTTAATTAAAAGATAAAATTATAGTATGAGTGTATTGAATACAAATGTAGATGAATATTCGGTAGATGAATTGTTACAAGTATTGAATTTAGAACCAAATCCAAGCTTAAGGCAAATACATTTTTCTACTGATGAAGCGATTAAACGAGTTAAAGAATCAGATGAGTATAATAATGATAATGAAAATATAGTTTTGTTTTTAGATAAAGCAAGAAATAAATTGATATCGACATTTTCTGATGAATATTTGAATACAAATACAAATACAAATAATGGAAATGTCAATAAATATACCAAACAAGCGGACAATTGGTACCAAAACCAATATTTAAACCCCACAGACCCTAGTCAATCATCTAAATTAACTGACCGAGTTCAACAAGTTGAAGTCTTTAATGATAACGCTCATTACCCAATGAAACAAAACTTTTTAGGTATAAATCAAAGTGTTCAATTACCAGTCACTCAAGATAGTTTGAATCCTACTTTAAGAAATTTAAATACTAGAATTATAAACGTTGATAGTCAATTTAGGCCTACTATTTTACCATTTAATTCGGCCGACCCAAATTCATCTAGTTCTTCCACAAATTACACGTTTGAATTATCAGAACCATTAACAAAAGTTCTTTCAATTCTATTATATTCTGTTCAAATACCAAATACATGGTATAGATTTAGTTTAGAACAAGGAAATACTTGTTTTAATGTTGAAATTGGAGGGGTTCTTTATTCATTTAATCTTCCACAAGGAAATTATGATCCTTCTGGCATTTTAATTCAATTAGATACAGATATTAATTGGGGGTCTTCGACGAAACCATCTGAAATATCATGGAGTTATAATTATTATAGCTCAAAGTTTATGTTTACTTTAACAGGTACAAATCCAGCCACATTCTATTTTTATGATGCTTCTGGCGGCATTGACTGTATTGGGAATCGTTGTTTTACATCTTCTTTATTGAATCAAAATTTAGGTTGGTCGCTTGGATTTAGACCGGCCCCATTAGGTCCAAATAGTTCTACAAAAATATACACATCTTTCACAAAAACATATACTTCTGGAACATATTCATTAGATGCTGTATCAGATTTATATGGTCCAAAATATTTTTCTATTATACTAGATGATTTTAATCAAAATAGACAAAATAAAGGATTGGTTAATATTGGTGTCCCTGAAGATACTCGTTTAAGTTTACCAAGTTATTATTCCAGTGATTTACAATTGGATTGCTCAGGAAATAAAGTAAATTCATCTAGTGGAAGAGGAAAAAAAATAACCCAAGCACAAGTGTATTCTATTAATCAAATATTATCCAATAGAAATACGATAAAACAACGAAATTATGGTTCAAATTCAAGCGATGTATTGGCTATATTACCAATTGATATTAATTCAAATATAAGACAGCAACCATACACAAGTTTTGGAGCAAATCTTTTATTGAATGAGAGAAGATATTATGGTCCAGTGGATATTAATCGAATGAGAGTAAGATTAGTTGATGATAAAGGTAATACTGTGAATTTGAATGGTGCTGATTGGTGTATGTCTATTGTTGTGAATGAATTATATCAATATTAAACAAATATGGATGATTTGTAATATTAAAATATAATTTATTTTATATGAATTATAATTTAATGTTATCTTACCATTTTATTATATGATTTCTAGAATTAAAATGGATAAGAAAAATGATGAGAATGGCGAGAATAATAATAATGAAATTGAAATCGAAAATGAAAATGAAAATGAAATCGAATCAGGTGAAACATATGAATCATGGGAATTAGAAATTAGACCAAATCAAATGATAAATAACAAATCCATTTATAAAAAATATAATACATTTTTCGTAAATTGTACAAAATCTAAAAAAAATCAAAAATGCGTATATTTTTTATATTACACGATTGATAAACTATATTCGTGTAGGTACATCATTATAAACAAGGCTCTCTCTATTTGCGCTCATATTTTGATAATGGTTATTTTTGAAATCTATTTTTTCTTCGATTTTATTGTTCGCATTGAAAATCAAAAATTTATTGGAAAAATAGATAGTTATTTTCGTCATTTAGAATTGGTTGAATTAAATGAAATTGAATCTGAACTTATTCATCAACTTGTAGATAATCAATCTTATTACAGGCGAAAAATATTAGATACATTATATATAAATTATCTACATTCAAAGGAAAACCAGAAACAAATATTAAATCAATTATTTATTCGTTCATGTAAAATGGGAGGTGGGCTGGGTATTATTTTTTGCGTATTATTAGGATTGTCATTACATAAATCATATCGAAACCATATTCAATGGAAAATAATATTTTTTGAAAATCTATTAATGTTTTTTTTCTTAGGAATATTTGAATATTATTTTTTCATAAATATTATTATGAAGTATGAACCTGTAACAAATGAAGAGATTCAATATAAATTAACCAATGGAGGGTTTAATTATATTGAGCGGTTAGCGGCTAGTTCAAATTAGCATCAAGTTGTAATAATTTATCTAATCTTGACCCAACTGGAATATATGTTTTCTTAAATTCACCATTGATAATTCGCATTAAAACACCT